TTACGGTCTGCTTTATACAAATCAATTGCTCGTGCAGCAGAACGGGCATCCCCGTAATTTTCATAAAGTGCGTCTTGAACCCATTTAGGTTGTTCATCTGCCCATTCATGAAAGTCGTCACTGTCACGAATACTATCAAAGTCTGGATGTAATTGCATTAACTCAGCTTCTGCTTTATCCCGTACAGCATTAGCTTTCATTTCATCAATTTCACGAACACGATCTTCAAGACCTTGTGCTTGTTCCTTTGCTTTTTTAATTGCAATAGTTTCAACAATAGCAGCTACGTCTGGATATTTTTGTGTCCAAGCTTCAATGTCTTCATCAGACTTTGGTAGTTTAATCTCACTCTTAGTTGCTTGATTCAGTTGTGTTTCAAGAGCTTTAATACGATCTTCGTATTCTTTTTCTTTTTGTTGTTGATGTCTACGTAGATCACCGTAACGTTTCTTAAAACTTTTTTCTTCAGCATTAGTAGGTTCAGCTTCTTGTGGTTCTTGCTCCACTGCTTCACCTTTTTGTTCAGCTATAAGCTGCTCTAATTCTTCTTCTTCTTTTTTTAATCGTTCTTCATTTGTGTATTTACGATTAGCAAAAGCTACTTTCTTTTGAGGCTGCATTTCTTCAGCCATAATTGTATCTGACATTTTGTCTTCCTTACTGGGGCCACCGTAGCCTGTTGGTAGGGGGATGGGTAGGCCAGTCTAATTGGTGGATTTATTTTTTCTTTTTGCGGGTTGCAAGTCCACCTTGCTTGAAACCAATGCTTGCTCCTTTTTGACGTGCTTCTATAATATCTTCAACTCTTTTTGCTTCTTTTATAGAACTTGAAACAGCAGAAGTATCTCCTCTTTTTTGCGCTTCTTTTATTACTTTATTGCTTGCTTGTTTTGCTTTTATAAGTTCTTTTGCATCATTTAAATCTTTAAATGGATCATCTTCTTTTTTAGTTGTTGGTTTAGGTGCAAAATCTTCTGGTCCAAGCGGTCCACTTGTATCTGCAACACTTGAGATTGTTACAGGTCCACTAGGTAATCCCATATCATCATCTGTTAGTGGTGCTGTAGGATAAGGTGCAAAGTCTTCTGGACCTGAAGGACCACTATAAACAGGCATAGACATTACAATATCTTCTCCTGAAGGAACTTCATCGTAAGTACTTGCAGGAAGTTTTTTGTATGGGTAAGGAGCAAAGTCTTCTGGACCAATAATACCTATAGCAGTTGTTAAGGTTTTATTTTCATTTTCTGATAATTCTGTAACATTATTTTTTATATTAGTTTCTATTTGTTTTGTTACAGCTTCGTTTGTTTTATCTATTCCTAAAGCGTTTAATACATCATCAATAAGACCTGTAAGTATACCGCCTTTTGTTTCTGGAATTTTCATTCCACGAGCTTTCATTGCCTCTATAATTTTCTTTTCAGAATGACTAGATGCTAGTCTTCCAAAAATACCAAATAGTGGATTTATAGCTGCTAAACCTACAGACAAACCTTTTAAACGTTTATTTGTATTAAACGCTTCCATAAGTTCGTTATTATTTAATTTAGTGTAGTCAACTGCTTTTGCAGGTTTCATATCTTTAAATGGATCATCATCACGTTCACGTACTTGCGTAGTTTCAACTGTTGTTGATTCAAGATCGTCAACTACCTCATCTACAGACTCATTATACGGAATAAATCCGTCTGGAATAGGTGTTACTGGATTACCATTGTAGAAATAAAAATCACGTATCTCACCAGTTTCTTTATTAATGTATTTAAGTGTAGTGTACTTATCTTGTACTTCAGGTACAAACTTATCTTCAGTAGATGCTGTACTTACTGCAGATGTGTCAGATGTACTAGGTGTTGCTACGGGTTTAGGCGCAAGACTACCATCGTCAAATGGTGTAGCACCTTCAGTTACAAACTTAGGAACATAACCCCCTGCAGGAGAAGGTGTAGGGGCAGGTGGTGCTACAGAACTAGGTGGTGGTGTGTATGTTGTAGAGGTTTGCTGACCTTGATATATAGAGGGTTGATAACCCATAATACCTGTTGCGGGTTGAACATATGTACCTGCTTGTGCATATACTACACCACCTTCAGCCATTTTACGTGGTTTATCTTCTGGCTCACCTGTAACAATAAGTAAATCTGCAGGGCCAAACGGAACGTCATCATCTAGTGTAGCTTCATCAGAGTTACCCATCTGCCCCATAGCTTCCATTTTCTTTAAACCAAATTTAGCTTCATCACGAAGCTGCATAATCTTTTCTAATCCATGATAACGTACAACATCAGCAGGTAGAACAAACTCACCCTCACTTAGCATAGCAGGAATATCGTCACGCACTTCTTTTTTAGTGCTGCCACTAGGAACATCATTCCCTGATTCTTCATCTACCATGCCACCTTCATCACGAAGGCCACCGTCTTCAAAGAGTTCCATTTGTTCTTCCATAGTAATTTCCTTACTGAGATTTTAATACTTCGTCACGTAATAGTTTTAATCTACGCAACTGATAAATAGCACCTTGTGCTCTATGTACAGCAACAACTTCATTTGTTTGTTCCATAACACGATGCTGTTGATTGATTATCATGTCTAAGTAAGCTTCAAACTTAGACCATTGGGCTTGGTTGCTGACCAGCCCCTTAAGCTTGCTGAGGTGCTCCTTGTCCTGCATTACCACTAAATCCTTGTTCTTGTGGTGTCGGTGCTTGTCCTACACCTATAGTTCCACCACCTGCTCCTGATGTATCCATTGGGTTTGCACCTGCTAGACCACCTTGTTGTGCTTGCTGTTCTTGCTGAAACTGTTTCATTAGTTCAGCTTGAATTACAGCTTCATTCATATTGTTGGTAACTTTTTCGGGGTCAAGATCAAGAGACTTTGCAATCTCACGAATAATATATTGAAACTTAGCAAAGGGTGCAAGTGCAGGGTTAGATGATACTTGCAAGAATTGCATAAGTCGTTGGCTACGTACTTCATTAGCCATAAGTGATTCTGTGCCACGTGCTTTAACTTCTAGGTCACCTTTAATCTCAGGATCAAAGTCAAACTGCATATTAAAACGGAACAGACCTTCACCTAGTGGACGAAGCAAATAGTCGTCTACGTTTTTAATAACATTTTTAATAGTACCACTTGCAGCACCCATTAGCATACTAATGCCACTAGCAGTACGGCCTACACCCATAACACCTGTTTGTCCATGTGCAAAGGATGGAAAACCCGTAGATTCATCTGCAAGCACTCGTGCCTTATCAAATAGCTGTAAGTTTTCACCTGCAACATTCGGGAACTTAGTACCAAAAATAGCTTGTCCTGGTGCACCACCTTGCCTACGGAATACTTTGCCTGGGTATACTGATAAGTCTTGGCCTGGAACTAGGTTAGTTTCATCTACCTCAATCAAAAGGTTACCAGATAATACCGCATTGTCAACAGCCATTCGCATGAAACCATTCATCAATGTTTGAGTATCGTCCATGTTTTCGGCAATACCTACGCCAAAGAATGAATATGGATTTAGTTCATACGGTGCTGCCATGTAAGGAATACGAGCAGGTTTGAAGGGGTTTAATACCATACGTAATAGTTTACCATTACAAATCCAAACGTTTGCTTGTAGTTCATCGGTATCTTGTAGTTCACGTGGAACATCTACACCTTGTTCCATAAGCATTTCAACGTCTACCATGCCCCAGTACTCTAAGACTTCAAAACGTTCAATACCATGCTCTGGTGCATAATCAGATAGATCGTCTTCCCAATACTCTTTATCATAGTTTTCGCCAAGCGTAATGGCTTCATCAATAACTTGACTACGGAAATATGGACGTTTCTTTAAACCACGCATTTGTGAACGAGACAACTTGTGACGTTCAATTGCGTACTGTGCTTCATCCATATTGTTTGCATCTGGGTCTGGATAAAAGTTCCATACAGATACATGAGATACTTGTGGAATAGTTTTAAACGTAGGCTCATACTCGCCTGTTTCATCATTCCAATTAGGATATTCTTTGTCTACAGCAAATGGACCTTTCATAACGCCAGTGCCAAACAAAGCCATTTCAAATGCAGTACTACGTAGGTGTTTAGACGCAGACGATTCATTAAGTTGGTCTTGAATTTTTTTCTGCATTTTTTTAGCTGCAATCATTGCAGGACTAAATGTAACAGATGTAGGTGTACCACCCGCACCTTCTTTAACACCTTCAACAGACTCTAGTTTTTCACGTAGTTCTGGGTTAAGAAGTTCTGCTAACGTTTTTGCTGTAGCCCCTTTAGGTAAATCTTTACCATCACCTTTAAAACCGTAAGGTGATACAGGGTCTGATTTTTTATCTTCTTGTAACTCTTTAGGAAGAGCAGGGTCAAAACTGACATTTTCAACAACTCCTTCTGGAAGTTCTGTAGGATCAACTGTAAGTGGAAAACTATTCTTTGCAAATAGTACATCTACAATCTGACCGTATGCAGCCAGTGTTTTTGTTTTAGTTACTTTAATAAATACACGAGACTTTTCTGCCTCTGTAAACTGTACCTCTGGTCCATATATACCACGGTAGTTACGGTAAGCACGTAGCCAACGTTCTTCATCTTGTCGGCGGTAGTCTTCAGCACGATGATAACGTTCCATAATAAATGGAATAATCTTAGAAGTATCTGCGTCTTCTTCTACTGAGTTGTCTGTGTCCTCAAGAATAACTGCGTCATCCTCAATAAATACTTCACTATCTTCTGCCATTTATTTTTCCTTAATAGCCAAATGTTGAATCAGCCACACGCATTCCCATTGATCTTGTGGAATTTGGATCGTAATCAAATATACTAAATCGTGGTCTTGACATTATACCATAACGTAAGGCATCGTACAAGTGGTCTTCTGAGTGTGTATCAATATCTTCTGGATTCTTTTTGTCCAGTGGTATTGCTGGTAACTGTGCTACCATATTAGTACAAGTGTTAAAGAATACTAGTCTGGGTTTTTCTGTAAACTCGTCTACTTGTAAACGTCTGTGTATTTCGTTCTTACCTGCTACACGTGAACCTTTAGAACGATCTGATGGACGCCATCTGCATCCTCGACTAATCATTTGTTCAGCAAGACTAGGGCCAGTATCACCACGCTTATGCCACAAAGAAGAGTCAAGAACTCCATACTTAATGTTTCCATCTTCTGCCTCTAGGTTTAAGACCATATCGGCAAGGTCTGTTGCGAGTACTTTACTGACGTATAATTCTCTATATATGATAAGTTGCTCATCAGGCGCAACGGCAAACCACACAACAGCACTATGAGAACCATATCCATAATCGCAAGCCCTAAACTTAACCCAATTGTTTGGTATCTTAAATGGATCAATAACATGAACGTTACGATCAAACTCTGTGAAGGCTGCACCTTCTTTAATATCCCAATCACCTTCTAACAACTGTCTACGTTGTTGTTCAGGCAACGATAGTAGCATTGCCTCGTAGTCACCCTGCTTACTTAGGTAAGGATTGTCTGAAAGACGTGCAGGTATAAACCTACGTTTGAACAAAGGTTTTCCTGCCTTTGCATGTCCTGCAGGATATTTAAGTTCTTCACCTGTTTCAATATCAGTTGCATTAAAAGCTTTCCCTGCAGGAGATGGGTCAATAAACATTTTCTTAACCCAATGATGCCCCCTACCTCCTGGGTTTGTAGTTGCCCTCATAAAGATAGGCAAGTCGGGTGCAGTGGACCGTAGACGTGATCTCATGTAGTTCCATGCGAAGGGGGTGGCCCACTGAGTAAGTTCGTCA